TCAGACCTACTCTTGTACGATGTGGCTTATTGGTACATTTCGGCCCGCTCTTGGGATGGATTCCCTAGCGAGATTACTTACATGCCATACGATCAAATCAGTTTCATCCCGTTTTCACCATATGCCGAACCTGTCCCTAGTGATGGCGAAGTACTTTGGAATGGTAACCCCGTATCTTCCCGGAATATTATTCGTTTCGATGGTGACGGAAACGGCGGATGGTTAACTTACGGATCTAGTGCAATTAGCACCGCGGCCGCACTTGAAGCAGCATCATTCCAATACGCCACAAGCCCACTTCCACAAATCGCTCTAAAAAACAGCGGAGCCGATTTACCGGAATCAGTTGTAGACGAACTTTTAGACGCTTGGGAAGAAGCCCGCCAAAACCGAGCAACAGCCTATCTCAACAGCACCATAAGTGCAGATACCTTCGGATGGAACGCTAGAGACCTTCAATTAGTAGAAGGACGCAACGCTTCCGCCACAATGATTGCCCGGCTAGCAAACCTCGACCCGGTATGGGTAGGCGCTGGCGTTTCAGGATCTAGCCTCACATACTCAAACCGGACAGACCTCTACCGGCAACTTCTAGACTTGTCTTTGACCCCGGTAATGAAAATGATTGAAGAACGACTATCAATGAATGACGTGACCCCACGTGGGCACGAAGTTGAATTTGATACCGCATCTTTCCTCAAATCTAACCCAATTGAAATGGCCCAGATCGTTAATACCTTGCTTCCCTTAGGTGTTATCGACAGGTCAGAAGCCCGCAACATGATTGACCTACCCGATGTAATGAACCTGCCGAATATGGGGACATGATGAAAACCACGCAACACGACACAGAGTTAGTTGTAGAAATCCGGGAGGACCAAGCCGGCGACGTTGTTGCTACAGGTTACGGGCGTGCAGTGCCATACGATCAGACCACAAAAATTGGCGGCATGTCCGAATCATTCGCCCGAGACGCTTTCAACCCATCTGACGTAATTGGCAAACCCTTTGCATACCGCCACGGCGAACCAATTGGCGTCATCACGGGCGCAGAAAATAAACCAGATGGTCTCTACATTGATTTTAATATCGTCAACACAGCACAAGGCAGAGACGCGGCCACGCTTATGCGCACAGGTGCTAGCAAAGGTTTAAGCGTCGGATTCCAACCAATTAAATCAGTAATGAACCGCGCCGGTGACGCGGTACAGCACACGCTCGCAGCGTTGCTAGAAGTATCACAAACCCACATGCCCGCTTACGCAACAGGCGTAAGCGAAGTAAGAGAAGACGAAAAGGAAGAAACTATGTCAGAGCAGACCACTGACGAGGCCCCAGTGGTCTCAGCAGAAGACATTCAGGCACGCGAAGCCATCGGCTCAGTTCGCCAAGAACTCGCAGCCCTACAGGCAAGCGTCCACGTAGCAACTCCAGTGCACGACCTTGCCCAGTACCGCACCTTGGGCGAATACCGTTTGGCCGTTTTTAACGGTGAAGTGGAATCCCGCGCATTGTTCGATCAGGTAACCGGAAATAACCCGGGACTCATGCCGCCTATTTTTTCAAACATTGTTCGCGGAATTTTTGATCTTGGCGCACCAACTATTAACGCTTTTGGCCGTGAATCGGCCGGCACTACCGGAATGGAATTTAATTTTCCTTATTGGGACGGCGACCTCACGGCAATCGTTGAAGAACAGGTTGACGAAAAGGACGAGGTTAACTCCGTAGCGATTAACATCCTTAAGGGCACCGCAAACCTCAAGACCTACGCAGCAGGCTCAGATATTTCTTACCAATTGCTACAGCGTTCAAGCCCTTCATATGTTGACGCGCATACTCGCATCATGCTTAACTCATATGTTCAGGTGACTGACATTGCAATGGTTGCAGCCGTCTACGGCGCCCGCACCCCATTGGCTTACGACATCACCACGGACACCGATGGTTCAGCCTTCCGCGAGGCAGTATTTGCCGCATCCGTCGCGTGCCAGACCGCTACCGGTATGCCAGCAGAATTCGTGTTGGTTTCGCCAGCAGTATTCACCAAGATTGGCGGATGGTCCACGTTCTTCCCAAGCAACTACGGAACCTACAATGTCTCAGGTACCGCAACCGCGGCAAACCTTGGCGTTAGCGTTTCAGGTCTTCCGGTTATCTTGGACCGCAACATCGGTGGCAACGCAATTCTCGTATCCAACCGCGAAGCAGCAAAGTGGGTAGAAGATGGCCCACGCCTTGCAACGGTTGAAAACGTCGCACAATTGGGACGAGACGTAGCCATCTACGGATACGGCACCGCCCAGATCATTAGCGGCGCTGGCATCATCGGTCTAGAAGACTAAAACCCACAGTAAAAGAGAAGGACTCCCACAATGGCACTCGTAACAGGTGAAGAACTAGCCGAGGCTTTAGACCTCGACTACGATCCACCCACAGAGCCTTACGATCAGATTGCGGCCGCCGCGACTGACATTGTGGGAGTCCTACTCACTGACGCAGCCAACGAGTTTGAACCTCCCGCATGTAAAGAGGCAGCACTCAGCGTCGCAGTGGAAATCTACCAAGCACGAACCGCGGCAGGCGGCCAAGCCGTAGCCACGGACTACACTCCCGGCCCTTACCGTTTAAGCGTATGGATTACGCGCCGCGTTATGGCGCTCATCGGCCCATATATGAACACCAAGGGAATGATCGGGTGACCGCGCTTACAACGGAAAGCCGTTTAGAACTTATAGACGCTTTTACCGGATTGGGTTACAAGGTTTACGCAGCGGTTCCCAATGTACCAACGGCAAAAAGCATTGTCATTCTTCCCGATACTCCATGGATTACGCCAAGCCGTTTAGGCTCTAGTCTTTCCTATGAAGTGTTTTGGAAAGTAATTGTGACAGTATCTCCGCGAAATAATGACGCGGCGCAACTTGATTCAGAAAACGCCATAGATACAATTCTGGCGGCAATCCCAAATCCTTACACGTTCACACGTGTTGGCCCTCCGCAACTGACAGACGTCGGCGCTCAGGGAACAGTAATAACAACCGAGGTAAACATCTCAGTTAGAATGAAGGAGTAATATCATGGCAGCAGTCGGCGTCGCAGGCTCAACTTTCACGGTAGAAGTTGGCGCGGCACATTATGAAGATCAGGTAACCACGGGCACAGTTACGACTACCCCTACCATTACCCGCACAAAGACACTCGGTGACGTGAACTTTACACAGACCGATCTAAATAGCACCATTAGCCTTAACTTCTTGTACGACGAGAATACCGGCATGTATGACGCACTAGCCACGGCAGCAGCCGCCGGCACCTCTATTGCAATTGAAATTGCAACAGGTGCAGCAGGTGCAGATGGGCAGTGGCTTGGGTCTGCTATGTACATTGATTCTCTCGACATGACCACAGATGCAGCCAATATTGCAATGTGTACAGTTTCACTTCAAGGCAACGTAACATTTAGTTAATCCAACTAGCGAACGGGGAAACACCATGTATCCAACCCTCATAATTAAACTAGGCGCCAACGAACCGACAGAGTACGAAATTCAGACTTTAGACGTCCATGAATATGATCGAATGGTCCACAAGACTAAAGATTATTCAAGCGAATTTGGGCGCCAATTGTTTATTGCGTATTGGCACGTCACAGGCATTAAACCAAAGTCATTTGATGAAGTGGCCGAATGGTCTAAAGCAAACGAGGTGCGAACACGCGTGGGGGAAGACAAGGACCCTTTGACGAGGGAACTATCGGACGACTAGCGGTACAGGTAGCCTTAAAAATCGGGCGACCATTCCACGAAGTTATCCGATACGAGCCGGATTTATTTGCAACGATTTTAGAGGAGTTACAAGATGGCACAGAAGGTAACTGATGCCTATATCTCCGGGCTAAATGAAGTGTTGCGATCATTTAAAGCATTGCCTAAAGAAGCGGCCAAAGAGTTACGGGAAGCCTCTGTAGACATTGCAGATAGATACATGGCCCCTTCATGGCGTGAAGCAGCAATGGCCGCTGGCCCATGGGGTCCAAAGATTGCAGAAAGCGTCAAAGTCCGCCGTGATCGTTTGCCTAGTGTGCAAATTGGTGGAAATAAGAAAGTATTTTCCGGCGGCGCCAGCGCAACGATGGTTCGTTACCCATCAGATCAGGGACGCGGTACAGCACGACCGGGACGAATCATGCCTCCCGCTTTTGAAAAAACCGATTGGGTTAAAGAAGCCAAGCGAGGTTATGCCACAGAAGCAATTCAAGAATGGGCTAAAGCGGTAGACCGTATTGTTATGAAATGGCAGGGAATGTAATGGCTGGCAAAACTTTAACTATCGTTCTTGCCGCCGATATTTCGCGTCTGTCAAGAAATTTAAGAAACGCCCAAGGCGATTTAGGTAATTTTAATAATTCGGTAGACGGTAGCGGACGTTCTTTAGGCGTTCTTGGCGGCGCAATGATTGCAGCGGGCGCGGCCGCTGGCGCTATGGCGGTTAAATTTGGTGTTGATTCGGTCAAAGCATTTGCCGAAGACGAAGCGGCCGCGGATAAACTAGCAAAAACCTTAGAAAACCTTGGTTTGGCACATGACACAACCAAGATAGAAAACTATATATCTTCTCTAGAAATGTCTGCCGGAGTAGCGGATGAGGTTTTACGACCGGCCTACTCAAGGCTTGTAAGAGCATTAGGGGACACTGAGCAAGCAAGCGCGGCATTGCAGTTAGCCTTGGATATTTCTGGAGGCACTACAGCCACGGTAGAACAAGCGGCAAATGCTTTAGGCAAAGCCTATGAAGGCAATTTTACAGCGCTTGGAAAACTTGGAACAGGCATAGACAAAGCCACGCTTAAATCTGGCAATTTGCAAGAAATCACTAAAGAATTAAGCACAACTTTTAGCGGCCAAGCAACTACGGCAGCAAATACCACCCAAGGTTCTTTAGATAAACTTGGAATTGCGGCAGGAAATTTACAAGAGGCTTTTGGTCGCGGTTTAGTTAGGGCATTTGGTGACGCCGCCGGCGGGGTCTCAGGATTTGCAAAACAAATAAACAATTTACAGCCGCAAGTAGAAGGACTTGGTTTAATAACAGGTCGCGTAGCCCAAGGTTCCCTTGGTTTCTTTGGTGAAATATTAAAGGGCATGACTTCCCAAGGTGGCGTACTTTGGGCTTTTGGTAAACTTATCGGAGTAAACACAGCAGCCGTAGAAGAATTTTCCGGCGCGTTAACACGTGTTCCATTTGTCCAAAGTATTGAAGATTTGCGCCGCTATGGGACAGGTTGGAGCATCCTTAACGAAGCCGGCCGGGCAGCATATTTGCAAGCCGAAAATTTAAGAATAGTGTTTGGCGAACAAGACAATGCCATAGGCAAAAGCACTGCCGCGGTTAAAATAAATACAGAAGCGCTAGATGCACAAAATTCAGTTTTAGAAAAATCAAAATCGAATTTAGAGCAACAATCAACAGCCTTACAAGATGCTGGCAAGGCTTACCTCGATTATTGGCAAAACCTACAAGGACAAATTTCTAGCGGTATTGATTTAAGCGCCGCTTTTGACCTTTCACAAACTACCGGCATTTCCTTAACCGAGACCCTTGGCGCTCAAATAGCAAACATGGATTGGTATGGCACAGTCCTAAGAAACTTGCAAGCAAGTGGAGCAAGCCAAGCCCTACTTGATGCAGTAGCAGGAGCAGGCCCAGAAATTGGCGCCAAACTTGGGGAAAACATTCTTCTTGAAGGTTTAATTCCGACGATTAACGCTCAACTTGAATACGTGAAGACAAGTTCAGAAATGACCGCGAAAGCCATGGTACCGGCGTTTCTTATTGAAGGCCAGAACGCGGCAATTGGTTTTGTTAAGGAAGCCGCTACACAAGTTCTTAAAGATCAAGAAAAACTTGTAAAAATTGGCAAGAACATTGGCAAACCTATTGCTTTGCAAGCGGCCGCAGAAATAGCCGATGTATTGGCGAAAGCCTTTAAAGACATTGAAGAAGCAAAGACCGCCGCAGCCGCAGCAGCCACAGCAGCCGCGGCAAGCCGTCGCGTGGTCGTATCAGACCAGCAGGCCATCCAGCAACTCAACCAAATCCTTGCCAATGGCAATGCCCGGGCAGGTTACCAAGACACGGTAGTCATCGCATGACAGCCATTACTAACCATGTAGATAGCGTCATTATCGGCGGCGTAAACGTAGACTTGTCAGAAGTCGAATGGTCTTTAACCGTTGACCATGGCCGAAACGACGTGACACAAGCGCCACAACCAAGCGGAGCACAATTCACCACTCTTGGTGCGGCCACAATTATTGGCGGCATTTCATCATCTTTAACAGTGACTTCATGGGGCGTGCTGAGATTTACAGGCACAATTACAGACATCCAAATAACACACCTATATTCACCAAGCGGCGCTTATCAAGCCCGGGTCACGTATCAAGCCCAAGGCAATTTTTCTAAATTAGGTTTGCTTAACGTAGGCGCGGCAGGATTTGCGGAAGAAACCGTGGATTTACGCACGTCGGAAATCATGGACGAAACAGGCCTAGCCTATTCGGCAAACATGGACCCCTTGCAAGTCCTATTACCAATAGCGGCCACGACAGACCCATTGCCGGCGCTTACACTTTTGTCTAATATTTGCAGCCAAACCGGTGCAACCATGGCAGACCTGCCAGATGGCACCATCCTTATAGAGTCCTATAGCCGCCGCGGATACGATTACAACCCTGCCACGTGGGCTTACGTTACGGGGCCATGGTCCGACTATTCCCTATACAATTGGGACGACGTGTATACCGCATCCGCGGCCGCTCCAATTCCGGTAACTCTGACAGATAACACAGTTATTTTTGAACCCGTTTGGCGAAACAACATTCTTGCAGTGGTTAACCGGGCCATTGTGGCTTATGGCACCAACAGTCCTCAGGATGTCATCCTTGCGGAAGATGCAGCAAGCCAAGCAACCCATGGGCTACGCGCAACCGTATTGCCCACGCAACTTTCAGACCCTCTAGATGCCTACAATCGTGCCGGCGCAATCATTACCGCTCAATCAGAACCACGCTATGACTTACAGCAAATCCAAATCTTTGTTGACCTTCTCACGACCCCGCAACGCACCGCAATTCTAGGACTCATCACCGGCAACCGTGTGCAAATAAATGGGCTACCAACCCCGGCCCCATTGACACAATTTTTGGGCATTGTTGAGGGATGGTCGGAGCAATACACCGAACAGGGCCACGTGCTAACCCTGAGTCTTTCAGACCCTCGTTACTCATACGCAATGGCTGAGTGGATTAGCGTAGATCCAACACTAATTTGGGGAGACGTTAATACGTCGGTCCAATGGTATAACGTTGTTTTACCTGACGATTTATTGGCAGCATAAGGAGAAAAAGAATGGCTACGACTACCTACGGTTCACCTTATGTGCAATCGTCCGACCTTGTAAGCGCATGGCCCACAGCCTCACTATCGGTCGCGGATCGCATCGACGACGTGTCATTTAAGGGCAACGGCGTAAACGATCAGACTGCATCATATACCGGGGTGCTTTTAGACGCTGGCAAAACGGTGGTTATGAATGTGGCAACCGCTAACACTTTTACCATTCCTACGGCGGCTACGGTTGCTTATGAGAATGGCACGATGATACGTATTTCAAATAAAGGCGCAGGCACTACGACAGTGCAACCTATTGCCACGGTTACGCTTAACGGCGGAAACGTCACACTATTGCAGTATCAGAGCGCGACTATTCAACTTGTCGCAGCAAACGTGTGGAATGTTGTGGCGACCCCGGCACCGGCAGCGACCGCAAGCGGCCTAACACTGATCAACACAACAACATACAGCGCAGTTTCCACAATTTCGGTAAATAATTGTTTTACCGGTACCTATCAAAACTACAAAATTATTATTCAATCAACTGCCACGGGTGCAACAACTCCCACCGATTTGCGTTGGCGTTTCAGAGTTGGCGGAACTGACAATGCCAATGCCACTTATAACGAAGAACTTTGGTATGGTACCGCTTCCACCGGTACGGTCAGCGGGGCATGGGTCGCAGGAAGTACTTCTCTAGGATTGCCTAGTGGTCAGGGTGAATATTTAGGAGAGACATCTTTGGAAGTCTTTAGCCCACAATTAGCGCAAAGATCTATCATCTTAGGCATTGGAGTCGCAGCCGGTTCGGCTAATACTCATTATCAAACGCGTTTCCAATATTTCAACGCAAATACCCAATTTGATGGATTTACACTATTTCCTAGCAGCGGTAATTTTACCGGGACAGTTAGAACCTACGGATACCAAAACTCTTAGAAAGAATGAAAATGACTGATGTAGTAGAAGTAGACGCACTTACGGGCCAAACAATTGAACGTGGATTTAATAACGCGGAAAAGGCTCAACGCGCCCAAGACAAGAAAGACCAGCAGGCAGCGGACGAGGCAAAACTTGCTCAGCAATTAGCGGATCAAGCAGCAGCGGATGCAGCATACGCACACGCGAAAACCCTTGGATTTACGGATGACATGCTCCGCATGATGTTTCCGGGTTATGCCATTCCAAAGCCGGTCCAGGATGCAGCCGTCTGACGTGGTCACACTCATCGGGGGAGTGGTTTCCATCCTGTCAGTTATCGTCATTGCGAACGTTTGGCTTATCCGCACAGTAGTTAGACAAGAACTTATGAAATTCGAGGAAAGGCTTAACCGTGGGTAGATGGCTGGCACAAGCATGGGAAGCGTCACTAACCAAAAGTATTATCGGTGCCGCTCTTGGCGCCGTTTTGTCGTGGCTAATGACTGCCAATGTTGAACCCGTTTTAGTGGCCATTGGTGCGGCAGTAATTCCCATTATCATAAACGCGCTCAATAAATACGACCCGCGCTACGGAATGGGCAAGCAAACACCTTTAAGTGATCTGGCCACATCACACGAATTCTTTATAGAGGGCGAACAATGACCGCATGGAAGCCATGTGCCGCGGCTTTAACGTTACGCAAGCAAGTAGACAAACGCTGGCCTAAGCGTGACCGCGGAGCGGATGGCATTATCGGCGATTCCGCACATGCCGCTAGGCCATCAGACCACAACCCGGACCGTAACGGATGGGTTCATGCCCTAGACATCGACGCAGATTTATTAGGCGGCGGCCGTGGCCGTGGTGTTGCCCAGATCCTTGCTAACCAAATCGTTGCCTATGCAGCCAGCGGGTTACCGGGGTCCCAGCGGATCAAATATGTTGTTTTTAACGATCAAATTGCTAGTGGCACTGATGCTTCTACCGCTTGGCAATGGCGTGGCAAGAATTATCAACATTACGACCATATCCATGTCAGTTTTACCGCATATGGGGAAAAACACGGCGGCTTATTCCCATTACCTATTTTCAACACGCCAAAGAAATAGCCCGCAAACTCCGCACAAGCGCGGTAGGTTGACCCATGGAAAGGGGAAACAGTGAGCGAATATCTACGACCGGGCCAAGCAGCAAACTTGCTAGGTGTTTCGGTTGATTCCATTTCTAGATATTTCGATGATGGAACAATTAAAGGTATTAAAACGCCCGGTGGGCAACGTCGCATCGAACGTGAAAGCGTTGATGCATTAAAGGGGATGACGACCCGACCTACTAACCGGGACGGCAAGTAATTGTCCCGGCGCTGGCGGCTTTCATTATTGCCGTCGCGCCGCCACTCACCACGGCAAAACACGAAACCGGGTACAAACCCAGCGCATACCAAGGACGTTATTACGACCAACGTTATGAGGGGCTACGGGAGTGCATCGGTCAGCGTGAAGGACGGTGGAACTATTCGGGCACTGGCGCTAATGGGCGCTATGTCGGTACTTACCAATTCACAAGAGAACTAGCAAGGGGAAGCGCATGGATGATGGAAAAAGAATGGCGAACGTTGTTTGGTTTCAAACAGGCGAAAACTATGCGGATCACATTGCAACACACGGACCCGACCAAATGGAGCCGCGCAATATGGGATCAAGCGTTTTGGACAGTCCTTTCTTGGAATGGGTCACTCAGCGGCCTAAAGCATTGGAACGGCGGCCGGTATCATTGCCTAACAAAGTCGCACAGCAAATAACTTATTTTCTTATTACTTTGATTTTTACCGGCGTGGTTGCTTGGGCAGGCTACGTAACGGGCGCATAATTCAAAATCTTGGAGAGCGGTACCAGACGCAGGCAGCGCACACACCGGGTCAACGGGAGGGGAAGCCCTCGAACCCGGACCGCTTTCCAATACCAAAGGGGAAACGATGGAAAACAAACACCACAGCACATGCTATTGGTCAGAAGGTGGACAGAAAGAAAGGCAATTCTGTATCACTTGCGAACGCATAGACGTAGAGTTAGCCCGCGAACGCGACCGCATAGCCAATAATCTTTATTTAGTTATAAGCGAACCAAGAGACGCAGCACCGTTAGCGGCATGGATTAGGGGAGGTGCTCAAGATGGATTCACTCTTTCAGATTGAAGAAACCCGCAAGAACGTTCATTCATGCACCGGCATTGGTTGCACGTTTTGTGCTTTTGTAGACGGCACACAGGCCAAACGCGCTGGCACAAAAGCAGTAACTAAAGACCCGGAATGGACGCTCAGGGCAACAGAGTGGCGCCGCTCATGTTACGCAACCCAACTCATTACCGCGGATGACCTTGTGGAAGCGTGCGGACATCCCGTTGGTTCACCTAATCAGATTGGTGCTCTCATGAAATCATGGGCAAGTAAAGGCCTAATTCAGGTTTATAACGTGAAGAATTCAGAGCGTAAAACAAACCACGCCCGCCGTATTATTGTTTGGAGGGTCATCTAATGGCTTACGATGACGACCGTTTAGCAAACTATGTAGACGTCCCACAGCGTCTCAAGCGTTTCTATGATGCTTTCCCTCAAGGTTCAATCCAAATGGGAAGACCCGAATTTATTGAAGTTGATGGCAAACAATTTGCTTGGGCACAAGCGTTCGCATACAGAAACCCAGAAGACCCAAGACCGGGAGTGGGCACAGCGTGGGAGGAGATTCCCGGCCGCACTTCGTTCACCCGGGGTAGCGAACTGATGAACCTTGAAACATCATGCTGGGGTCGTGCGGTTGCAGCAGTAATGCCGGTGGACAAGATAGCGACAAGCCACGAAATAAGGATGGCAGAAGATAGGCGCGTGACCCGCACGACAGAGAAAGCCCCAGATGACCCATGGCAGCAACCCGCCAAAAGCCCAATGCTTACAGGGCAAGCCAAGCGCGTAGCCTCATTTACGGTTGCTTCTTCCGCACAGATAGGCAAGATCAGAGGCACAATCAAAGACATGGGAATTACTTCCACTGATGAAGCAAGAGACCTAGTGAACGCATGTCTGGCAACTAAAGGCCATGACAAGCAGGTAACACTCATTACCGAACTCACTAAGTCCCAAGCCTCAGACGTAATAGAAGCACTCTTGGCCTCAGTAGACGTGAAGACCTTCGCGCAAGAAACCACGCCACCATAAGAGGCGAGTGCCGAGTGATCCTATGAGCGGCGTAGTTATCCACATGGGGGGCGTTTGACCGGAATGACGGAGGAAATAGCACCGGCCACGCTTAGCACTTATACCCTTTAGGTAGGGTGAATAATGCACTAAACCAAACCACAACGGAGAGCCGGCTTGACTCCGCTAGGAGTAAAGTCGAGGCGGCTCGACAAAACACAAGGGGAAACAAAATGAAATACGACAACCACTGCAAGCAAGCAAACTGCCAATGCGATCACACAGCCTGCTACATGGGATGGACCCAAGACACCACATACACAACGACACCTTGCGCATACTGTAGGCCCAGCACTTTCGAACGATGGTTTCAACGAGAGAACGCAAGAGCAAAGGATTACCCAATGGAATCCCTCAACCGCATCATGCGCGGCAGCAAGCGCACGGCATGACCACCAACCGCAACACAGCAGCATACAAACAATGGGTAGCCATGTGCCTCACACAATGCGAACCCATCTGCTTCCGATGTGGCCAAGACATAGACATGACACTGCCACGCAACAGCCCCATGGGCGCCAGCGCCGAACACAAATACCCACTAGCAGAAGGCGGAGAACTCACACCATCCATAGAAGACTCCGCCCTATCCCACCTCAAATGCAACCGCGAACACGGAGGAAGAATCGGATCAAAAAAATCTAGAGCGTCTGAAAGTTGCGTAGGTAATACGGTTGCGCGTAACCCATGAGTTGCTTGGCTTGCTGCATCTTCCGCAATGATTACATCCTGAGGACTGTTGGTGCCATAAGCAACAATGGCCCGGTTAACCACTGCAAGAATGTTATTGCGCCAAACGGGTTCCCAAATGACTGTATTATCTGTAAGAGTTACCGGGACAGGAGCGGCCGCGGAAGCGGTATAAACGTCATCCCAATTGTATAAAGAATAGTCCGACCATGGTCCGGTCACGTATGCCCACGTGGCAGGATTGTAATCGTATCCGCGGCGGGAATAAGACTCTATAAGGATTGTGCCATCTGGCAGATCTGCCATGGTCGCGCCTGTTTGGCTGCAAATATTCGACAAAAGTGTAAGCGCCGGCAATGGGTCTGTTGTGGCTGCTATTGGTAATAGGACTTGTAGCGGGTCCATGTTCGCGGAGTAGGCTAGGCCGGTTTCGTCCATGATTTCCGCGGTGCGTAAATCCACGGTTTCTTCCGCATAGCCTGCCGCGCCTACGTTAAGCAAACCTAATTTAGAAAAATTGCCTTGGGCTTGATACGTAACCCGGGCTTGGTATGCGCCGCTTGGTGAATATAGGTGTGTTATTTGGATGTCTGTAATCGTGCCGGTAAATCTCAGCACGCCCCATGAAGTCACTGTTAAAGATGATGAAATGCCGCCAATAATCGTGGCCGCACCAAGAGTGGTGAATTGTGCCCCGCTTGGTTGTGGCGCTTGCGTCACATCGTTACGGCCATGGTCAACGGTTAAAGACCATTCAACTTCTGACAAGTCTACGCTTGTGCCGCCGATAATGACGCTATCTACATGGCTAGTAATCGCTGTCATGCGATAACTACCGTATCTTGGTAACCTGCCCGGGCATTACCATTGGCAAGGATTTGGTTAAGTTGCTGAATGGCCTGCTGGTCGGAAACAATTACGCGACGGTTTGCCGCGGCGGCGTTTGCTGCTGCTTCTGCTGCTGTCTTGGCTTCCTCAATATCTTTCCAAGCCTTTGCCAAAGTATCTGCAATTTCTTTGGCCGCTTGTAGGGCAACGGGTTTGCCAATGTTTTTGCCAATTTTTGTTAGTTTTTCTTGATCTTTCAGAACTTGTGTCGCGGCTTCTTTAACGAAACCAATTGCCGCGTTCTGGCCTTCGATAAGAAACGCCGGCACCATGGCTTTTGCGGTCATTTCTGAACTTGTCTTGACGTATTCAAGTTGAGCGTTAATCGTCGGGATTAAGCCTTCAAGGAGAATGTTTTCACCAAGTTTGGCGCCAATTTCTGGGCCTGCTCCTGCTACTGCATCAAGTAGGGCTTGGCTTGCTCCACTTGCTTGCAGGTTTCTTAGGACTGTGCCGTACCAATCCATGTTTGCTATTTGAGCGCCAAGCGTTTCGGTTAAAGACATGCCGGTAGTTTGTGAAAGATCAAAAGCGGCGCTTAAATCAATACCGCTAGAAATTTGTCCTTGCAAGTTTTGCCAATAATCAAGGTAAGCCTTACCGGCATCTTGTAAGGCTGTTGATTGTTGCTCTAAATTCGATTTGGATTTTTCTAAAACTGAATTTTGTGCATCTAGCGCTTCTGTATTTATTTTAACCGCGGCAGTGCTTTTGCCTATGGCATTGCCTTGTTCGCCAAACACTATTCTTAAATTTTCGGCTTGCAAATATGCTGCCCGTCCGGCTTCGTTAAGGATGCTCCAACCTGTCCCATAGCGGCGTAAATCTTCAATACTTTGGACAAATGGAACACGTGTTAACGCGCCGGAAAATTCTTCTACGGCTGCTGTGTTTACTCCGATAAGTTTACCAAAAGCCCAAAGTACGCCACCTTGGGAAGTCATGCCCTTTAATATTTCACCAAAGAAACCAAGGGAACCTTGGGCTACGCGACCTGTTATTAAACCAAGTCCTTCTACTTGCGGCTGTAAATTGTTTATTTGTTTTGCAAATCCTGAAACGCCTCCGGCGGCGTCACCAAATGCTCTGACTAAACCACGACCAAAAGCCTCTTGTAAATTTCCTGCCGCAATTCCAAGTTTATCTAAAGATCCTTGGGTAGTATTTGCGGCCGTAGTTGCTTGGCCGCTAAAAGTTGTGCTTAATTCTTTTGTGATTTCTTGCAAATTGCCAGATTTAAGCGTGGCTTTGTCTATGCCTGTTCCAAGTTTTCCAAGCGCTGTAAAATTGCCTTCATAGGCTTTGCCTAAAGCATTTGCCGCTTGTTCTACCGTGGCTGTAGTGCCTCCAGAAATATCCAAGGCTAACTGCAATGCCGCGCTTGCTTGCTCAGTGTCCCCTAATGCTCTTACAAGCCTTGAGTAGGCCGGTCGTAAAACCTCATCCGCTACTCCGGCAGACATTTCTAGAGAAGATATATAGTTTTCTATCTTGGTTGTGTCATGTGCCAAACCAAGGTTTTCTAAGGTTTTTGCTAGTTTATCCGCGGCCGCTTCGTCTTCGGCAAATGCTTTGACCGAATCAACACCAAATTTAACCGCCATAGCGCCAGCGGCCGCGCCCGCTGCAATCATTGCGCCGCCAAGAACGCCTAAAGAACGTCCGCTACCGTCTACCGAATTATTAAAATTACCTAAATCGCCTTGGGCGTTTCTTAAATTTCTTGACAGACGCGAAATATCGGCGGCAAGAACGATAGTTAAAGTTTTGCCAGCCATTACATTCCCTGCCATTTCATAACAATACGGTCTACCGCTTTAGCCCATTCTTGAATTGCTTCTGTGGCATAACCTCGCTTGGCTTCTTTAACCCAATCGGTTTTTTCAAAAGCGGGAGGCATGATTCGTCCCGGTCGTGCTGTACCGCGTCCCTGATCTGATGGGTAACGAACCATCGTTGCGCTGGCGCCGCCGGAAAATACTTTCTTATTTCCACCAATTTGCACACTAGGCAAACGATCACGGCGGACTTTGACGCTTTCTGCAATCTTTGGACCCCATGGGCCAGCGGCCATTGCTGCTTCACGCCATGAAGGGGCCATGTATCTATCTGCAATGTCTACAGAGGCTTCCCGTAACTCTTTGGCCGCTTCTTTAGGCAATGCTTTAAATGATCGCAACACTTCATTTAGCCCGGAGATATAGGCATCAGTTACCTTCTGTGCCATCTTGTAACTCCTCTAAAATCGTTGCAAATAAATCCGGCTCGTATCGGATAACTTCGTGGAATGGTCGCCCGATTTTTAAGGCTACCTGTACCGCTAGTCGTCCGATAGTTCCCTCGTCAAAGGGTCCTTGTCTTCCCCCACGCGTGTTCGCACCTCGTTTGCTTTAGACCATTCGGCCACTTCATCAAATGACTTTGGTTTAATGCCTGTGACGTGCCAATACGCAATAAACAATTGGCGCCCAAATTCGCTTGAATAATCTTTAGTCTTGTGGACCATTCGATCATATTCATGGACGTCTAAAGTCTGAATTTCGTACTCTGTCGGTTCGTTGGCGCCTAGTTTAATTATGAGGGTTGGATACATGGTGTTTCCCCGTTCGCTAGTTGGATTAACTAAATGTTACGTTGCCTTGAAGTGAAACTGTACACATTGCAATATTGGCTGCATCTGTGGTCATGTCGAGAGAATCAATGTACATAGCAGACCCAAGCCACTGCCCATCTGCACCTGCTGCACCTGTTGCAATTTCAATTGCAATAGAGGTGCCGGCGGCTGCTGCCGTGGCTAGTGCGTCATACATGCCGGTATTCTCGTCGTACAAGAAGTTAAGGCTAATGGTGCTATTTAGATCGGTCTGTGTAAAGTTCACGTCACCGAGTGTCTTTGTGCGGGTAATGGTAGGGGTAGTCGTAACTGTGCCCGTGGTTACCTGATCTTCATAATGTGCCGCGCCAACTTCTACCGTGAAAGTTGAGCCTGCGACGCCGACTGCTGCCATGATATTACTCCTTCATTCTAACTGAGATGTTTACCTCGGTTGTTATTACTGTTCCCTGAGCGCCGACGTCTGTCAGTTGCGGAGGGCCAACACGTGTGAACGTGTAAGGATTTGGGATTGCCGCCAGAATTGTATCTATGGCGTTTTCTGAATCAAGTTGCGCCGCGTCATTATTTCGCGGAGATACTGTCACAATTACTTTCCAAAACACTTCATAGGAAAGACTAGAGCCTAAACGGCTTGGCGTAATCCATGGAGTATCGGGAAGAATGACAATGCTTTTTGCCGTTGGTACATTGGGAACCGCTGCGTAAACCTTGTAACCCAATCCGGTAAAAGCGTCTATAAGTTCTAAACGGCTTTCCGTTGTAAGCGCGGTCACCCGATCATTCCCTTGGTGTTCATATATGGGCCGATGAGCGCCATAACGCGGCGCGTAATCCATACGCTTAAACGGTAAGGGCCGGGAGTGTAGTCCGTGGCTACGGCTTGGCCGCCTGCCGCGGTTCGTGCTTGGTAGATTTCCACTGCGACGCTGAGTGCTGCCTCTTTACATGCGGGAGGTTCAAACTCGTTGGCTGCGTCAGTGAGTAGGACTCCCACAATGTCAGTCGCGGCGGCCGCAATCTGATCGTAAGGCTCTGTGGGTGGATCGTAGTCGAGGTCTAAAGCCTCGGCTAGTTCTTCACCTGTTACGAGTGCCATTGTGGGAGTCCTTCTCTTTTACTGTGGGTTTTAGTCTTCTAGACCGATGATGCCAGCGCCGCTAATGATCTGGGCGGTGCCGTATCCGTAGATGGCTACGTCTCGTCCCAATTGTGCGACGTTTTCAACCGTTGCAAGGCGTGGGCCATCTTCTACCCACTTTGCTGCTTCGCGGTTGGATACGAGAATTGCGTTGCCACCGATGTTGCGGTCCAAGATAACCGGAAGACCTGAAACGCTAACGCCAAGGTTTGCCGCGGTTGCGGTACCTGAGACATTGTAGGTTCCGTAGTTGCTTGGGAAGAACGTGGACCATCCGCCAATCTTGGTGAATACTGCTGGCGAAACCAACACGAATTCTGCTGGCATACCGGTAGCGGTCTGGCACGCGACGGATGCGGCAAATACTGCCTCGCGGAAGGCTGAACCATCGGTGTCCGTGGTGATGTCGTAAGCCAATGGGGTGCGGGCGCCGTAGACGGCTGCAACCATTGCAATGTCAGTCACCTGAACATATGAGTTAAGCATGATGCGAGTATGCGCGTCAACATATGAAGGGCTTGAACGCTGTAGCAATTGGTAAGAAATATCTGAGCCTGCTGCGTAGGTCTTGAGGTTTGCGGTGCCCTTAAGGATGTTAATCGCTACGGAGTTAACCTCGTCCTTTTCGTCAACCTGTTCTTCAACGATTGCCGTGAGGTCGCCGTCCCAATAAGGAAAATTAAATTCCATTCCGGTAGTGCCGGCCGATTCACGGCCAAAAGCGTTAATAGTTGGTGCGCCAAGATCAAAAATTCCGCGAACAATGTTTGAAAAAATAGGCGGCATGAGTCCCGGGTTATTTCCGGTTACCTGATCGAACAATGCGCGGGATTCCACTTCACCGTTAAAAACGGCCAAACGGTATTCGCCCAAGGTGCGGTACTGGGCAAGGTCGTGCACTGGAGTTGCTACGTGGACGCTTGCCTGTAGGGCTGCGAGTTCTTGGCGAACTGAGCCGATGGCTTCGCGTGCCTGAATGTCTTCTGCTGAGACCACTGGGGCCTCGTCAGTGGTCTGCTCTGACATAGTTTCTTCCTTTTCGTCTTCTCTTACTTCGCTTACGCCTGTTGCGTAAGCGGGCATGTGGGTTTGTGATACTTCTAGCAACGCTGCGAGCGTGTGCTGTACCGCGTCACCGGCGCGGTTCATTACTGATTTAATTGGTTGGAATCCGACGCTTAAACCTTTGCTAGCACCTGTGCGCATAAGCGTGGCCGCGTCTCTGCCTTGTGCTGTGTTGACGATATTAAAATCAATGTAGAGACCATCTGGTTTATTTTCTGCGCCCGTGATGACGCCAATTGGTTCGCCGTGGCGGTATGCAAAGGGTTTGCCAATTACGTCAGATGGGTTGAAAGCGTCTCGGGCGAATGATTCGGACATGCCGCCAATTTTTGTGGTCTGATCGTATGGCACTGCACGCCCGTAACCTGTAGCAACAACGTCGCCGGCTTGGTCCTCCCGGATTTCTACAACTAACTCTGTGTCGTGTTGCGTGGTTTTCATCATGTCCCCATATTCGGCAGGTTCATTACATCGGGTAGGTCAATCATGTTGCGGGCTTCTGACCTGTCGATAACACCTAAGGGAAGCAAGGTATTAACGATCTGGGCCATTTCAATTGGGTTAGATTTGAGGAAAGATGCGGTATCAAATTCAACTTCGTGCCCACGTGGGGTCACGTCATTCATTGATAGTCGTTCTTCAATCATTTTCATTACCGGGGTCAAAGACAAGTCTAGAAGTTGCCGGTAGAGGTCTGTCCGGTTTGAGTATGTGAGGCTAGATCCTGAAACGCCAGCGCCTACCCATACCGGGTCGAGGTTTGCTAGCCGGGCAATCATTGTGGCGGAAGCGTTGCGTCCTTCTACTAATTGAAGGTCTCTAGCGTTCCATCCGAAGGTATCTGCACTTATGGTGCTGTTGAGATAGGCTGTTGCTCGGTTTTGGCGGGCTTCTTCCCAAGCGTCTAAAAGTTCGTCTACAACTGATTCCGGTAAATCGGCTCCGCTGTTTTTTAGAGCGATTTGTGGAAGTGGGCTTGTGGCGTATTGGAATGATGCTGCTTCAAGTGCGGCCGCGGTGCTAATTGCACTAGATCCGTAAGTTAACCATCCGCCGTTTCCGTCACCATCGAAACGAATAATATTCCGGGAAGATACGGGGTTACCATTCCAAAGTACTTCGCCATCACTAGGGACAGGTTCGGCATATGGTGAAAACGGGATGAAACTGATTTGATCGTATGGCATGTAAGTAATCTCGCTAGGGAATCCATCCCAAGAGCGGGCCGAAATGTACCAATAAGCCACATCGTACAAGAGTAGGTCTGA